GGTTTAGTCATCTTATGGCTATTGCTCCCAATGCTTCTTCTTCCATTCTCATGGGGAATACTTCTCCTTCTATTGAACCTTATCGTGCCAATGCTTATCGCCAAGACACTCTATCGGGTTCTCACTTGAACAAGAATCGCTATTTAGATAAGGTAGTGAATGATTATGTGGCGACAAACCCTAAAGCAGATGCACAAGAAATCTGGAGTTCGATTATTGCGAATGATGGTTCGGTTCAGCATCTCGATTGGATGGACGAATGGGCAAAAGATGTTTTCAAAACATCTATGGAAATTGACCAGCGCTGGGTTGTACAACATGCCGCAGACAGGCAAGTATATGTAGATCAAGCGCAGTCACTGAATGTGTTCTTCAGACCAGATAGTCACATTAAGTATATTCACGCTGTTCACTTCCAAGCATGGAAACAAGGTTTGAAGACTATGTACTACTGCCGTTCTGATAAGATCGCTAAGGCAGACAAAGTCGCTAAGAAAATTGAACGAGAAGTTATCAAAGAGATTAACCTACACGATTTAGCACAAGGGAATGATTGTTTAGCTTGTGAGGGATAATGAAGCCTACCATAGCGATTTATGTGCAACACCCGTATGCATCGTCACAGTGTGCGAATGCTGTGATGAAGGCACTGGATGGTGAGTTTAGATTTAAATTCTTCACTAAACATGAACAGCTGGACGGATTCTTTGATGATGTCGATATGATATGTTTTCCTGGAGGGATGGGTGATGCTTCTAAATTTGATTCTATCCATCCCTCCACCATTGCTTCTGTTAAACAGAAAGTTCAAGCAGGTGTTCCATATCTTGGTATCTGTATGGGTGCTTATTGGGCAGGTTCCAACTATTTTGATATTATTGGCACTACAAATGCAGAACAATATATCACTAGACCAAACACAGATACTCGCAGACCCCACGCAAAATCATTGGATGTGACTTGGAACGGACATAAAACAAAAATGTTCTTTTACGATGGGTGCGCATTATTTGGTGGTGAATATGAAACTATTGCTACCTATGCTAATGGAGACGCAATGGCTATAGTAAAGGGAAACATTGGGCTAATTGGTTGTCATCCAGAAGCAGAAAAAGACTGGTACGATAGTTACAGCTGGATGAAAAAACAATGGAATGGTGGACATCAAAAGCTAATGTTAGCTTTTGTGAACAAAATTAGAAAAGAAAGTAGAAACGAATGATCAAAAAAGCCAACAACCTGACACATGAACGAACTTATTTTAAGCCGTTCAATTATCCATGGGCTTATGATGCATGGTTGAAGCATGAGCAGTCTCATTGGCTTCACACTGAAGTGCCTATGGCTGAAGACGTAAAAGACTGGAAGAAGAAGTTAACTCCTGAAGAAAAACAATACCTAACAAATATCTTCCGATTCTTCACGCAAGGTGATATTGACGTAGCAGGTGGTTATGTTAATAATTACCTTCCACATTTCCCTCAACCTGAAATCAGAATGATGCTTCTTGGTTTTGCTGCACGTGAAAGTTTGCACATTGCTGCTTACTCTCACTTGATCGAAACTTTGGGTATGCCTGAGTCGACTTACAATGAGTTCTTGGAATACCAAGAAATGAGAGACAAGCATGACTATGTCACTGAGTTGTCTTCTCGTAATGGAACGATAGCATCAACTGCTGAACACATTGCTGTGTTCTCTGCATTCACTGAAGGTATGCAGTTGTTCTCTTCATTCATTATGTTGTTGAACTTTCCTCGTCATGGTCTCATGAAGGGTATGGGGCAGATCGTTACTTGGTCTATCGTTGATGAAACGATGCATGCTGAGAATATGATTCGCCTTTTCAAAGAGTTTGTCAAAGAGAATCCACAGATCTGGAATGACGAACTCAAAGGAAAGATATATACAATCGCCGAGAAGATGGTTGAACTTGAAGACAAGTTTATCGATCTATCTTTTGCAGATGCACATATGCGTGATTTAACAGCAGCTGAAGTTAAACAGTATATTCGTTATATCGCCGATCGTCGCTTGATCTCATTGGGTATGAAAGGTATCTTCAAAGTTAAGAAGAATCCACTACCATGGGTTGAGGAGATGATCAATGCGCCAGTACATGGCAACTTCTTCGAGAATCGTGTAACAGATTACGCTAAAGGCGCACTGTCTGGTTCTTGGAATGACGTATGGGGAAAAGCAGCATGATAACAAAACAATTTGAATGTCCTTCATGTGAAGCTGAAGGTAAGATTACAGTAAAGGGTGACGATTTTAAATTTGAAGATATCGTTTACTGTCCACTCTGTTCTGCAGACATCTATGAGGAAGAGGAACTAGATGAAGAAGAATGAGGGTTGGGACGATTAACTAAATAGTCCACTATGTGGACATTTAATAATCTAATCATTGAAGAGTTGCCTGAAGACTGCGTTGGCTTTGTTTATTTAATTACGAACAAAGCCAACAGTCGTATGTATATCGGGAAGAAATTAGCTAAGTTTTCTAAGACGACCTACAAAATGGTCACTCAGAAGAATGGAGTTAAGAAGCGAAAGAAGATCAAGTCGAAGATCGACTCTGATTGGCTGGACTATTACGGTTCAAGTATCGAGCTAAATAAAGATGTAGAGTCTCTTGGGAAGGAAAACTTCACCCGAGAGATTTTGTTTTTCTGCAAATCTAAAGCAGAGTGTTCGTATATTGAAGCAAGAGAACAATTCACAAGGAGAGTATTGGAATCAGACGACTACTATAATGGACAAATTTCCGTTAGAGTTCATGGTTCTCATATTAAGAATAAATTATGACGTACTTACTATTAGTAGTAGCATTATCACTTTCAGCTGTAGCAGCATGGTATGCCATCGTTGGTTTGATGGCGATCTTTGCTGCAGCTGCAATTCCTATTGCTGTGATGGGTGGTCTTTTAGAAACATCTAAACTTGTTATTGCTTCTTGGTTATATCGTAACTGGAAAGAAATCCCAAAGCTGATGCGAGTGTACTTCACATTCTCATTGGTCGTGTTGATGATGTTAACTTCGATGGGTATTTTCGGTTTCTTAAGTAAGGCTCATTTGGATCAAGCTATACCTAGTGGCGATGTTGCTGCTAAGTTATCTTTAATAGATGAGAAAATAAAAACAGAAAAGGACAACATCAATGCAAGCCGTAAAGAACTTACTCAACTCGATGCTCAAGTGGATCAAACCATCAGTAGAACAACCGAAGCCAGTGGAGCAGAGCGAGCCATTGCCATCCGTAGAGGACAGCAAAAAGACAGAGCCAGAATCCTTACCGAAATCGGTACAGCGCAAGCCAAAGTCGCCAAACTCAACGAAGAGCGTGCCCCAATCGCCAGCGAAGTCCGTAAAGTCGAAGCCGAAGTTGGACCAATCAAATACATCGCAGCCATCATCTACGAAGACAGCGCCAGCGAAGAAATCCTCGAAAAAGCAGTAAGAATTGTAACAATGATGATTGTTATTGTTTTCGACCCATTAGCTGTATTAATGTTGATTGCAGCTAACTGGTCATTGAAACATAACAACAAACCAAACTGGACAGAGTACTTCACTAAAAAGAGAGATGAAGAAATAGACTTTCCAGAGGCTAAAGAAATAAAAGTTCAAGACGATATTAATATCGAAGATACATCAAAATATGTAGCAGATGTTGGAGAACCACCAACAGAAGAAGAACTTAACATTGAAGAAGAACCTTCTCCAACGGAGTGGTCTCCACAACTATATCAACGTATTAGACCAAAAGTAGACACAGAGTCAGACAAAGCTAAGTCTTTCTTAAACAAGGTTAACAATACTATCGGTGTTAAAACCATCGAACAAGAAGTTGAAGAAATTCAAGTCAATGACAAAGGTAAAGTTATTGAATATGACTCTGCGGGTAGAAGGGTCACTCCATAAGAGTTGCAGATCCTAAATAAAACTGGATTGAGATGTATCTTTGTAATGTAAATTAAATTTAAAAAGGTAAGATAATGAGCAAAAAGATCGCATTGGCGGTGCTTTTTGTTATGGCTACATCTACAGCGATGGCAGATCCCATCGTAACTGACTCGACTTCAAGAAGCACGACAGACTCTAACTCTACTAGCACTACTACAGTTAAGTCCCCACCCCCAACTGCTGTTGCACCAGCAGTTACCGTTATCAACTCCGATGTTTGCGCAGTAGGTGTATCAGGCGCAGCACAAACTCAAATCTTAGGTATCAGCTTTGGTTCTACCATGATTGATAAAAACTGCGAACGATTAAAACTTGCTCGTGGTATTTACGACATGGGCATGAAAGTTGCTGCAGTTTCCATTATGTGTCAAGATGAACGTGTATTCTCAGCAATGATGAATGCAGGAACTCCTTGCCCAGTTGATGGAAAAATCGGCGAGAATGCCAAAGAGATTTGGGCAGCAGATCCAAAGCGTCAGCCACAGAAAGTCAAGAGTCAGGACTAACTTATGAAGTTAGTTTCTGTTCTTGCTGTTGCAATTCTGACAGCAGGTCTTGGCACCTGCTCAGTCAAAGCGCAAACTCCAATGCAATCGCCAAACTTAATTGGTGCTCCATATAGCACTCCAACAGGAACAACTGCATATACTGGGACTGGTGGTGGACTTTCTGGTGGTTCAACTCCTGGATATAATTCAACTACTAATACCATATATTTCGGTTATACTCAATCGGCTGCAGCCTACACTTATGCGTTTAATGAAGCGTTGAGAAACAGTGGTATGACAATCCTTGGATATAACTACTCATGGAGTTATTTAAATCAAGGACAAGCATCTGGTAATCTTACAGCTGCTGTAAATTTTGCTGGTACTAATGGAACTTCATTACATACAAAAAACTGGATACTTGGAACAACAACTGACTGGACTAGTGTTAGTGGAACAGAAACATTTCCTAATAACGGAATGGCAGTAGCAAGTATTGCTAATTTCTCTTTAAGTTTTTCTGGTAAAGATTCTCGTTTTTGGGCAGGTTATTATGGACCACAAGTTAAAGATCCATCTTTATCTTTAAACTATACATTCGACCAATGTTCATCAAATCCACTATCAAGTCCAACATGTCCAGGTTATGCTGCAGCATATTTGACTCAACAATGTACTGCCAATCCACTGTATAATACTAGCTGTCCAGGTTATGCTGCAGCGTATCAAATCCAACAGTGCACAATTAATCCGATATCTGATCCTAGTTGTCCAGGATACGCAACTGCTTATTTAAATTATCAGTGTTCTGTTAATCCTCTTTACAGCACTACATGTCCTGGATACGCACAAGCGTACTTAGATGATCAATGTATCAAAGATTCTCTATTCAGTAAAGACTGTAAAGGATATGCTACTGCTTATGCTATAAAGTATTTGGTTCCAGGGATTGATTCAACAGTAGTAAATCAATCCCTATCAAATACTGCTGCAACAAAAGCAAACGATCCAGCCACTACAAAGGTAGCAGTCAACACTGTTACAACAACTATTAATACCGATGGTTCAGTTTCTACAGGTGCTTCAGTCACTGGTGATACCAACGTAGATAAAGCAATTACTTCCAAAGCATCAACAACTAATGTTACACCAACAGCAGTTCAGTTAGCACCACCTCCTCCACCACCTCAACAACAAATGGCGCAGGGTGAGCCAAGAGGTGGTAATAAACAAGAGGATAAAAAAGATGATGCTCCGAAAGGCACTGGAGGCAGTTCTCCGCCATCGAATATTAATACTGCTCAAGCGCCATCTGATAAACCAGCAGCGCCAACTGTTAGACAAGCAATCCAAGAACGAAGAGAAGCAGCTGCCAAAGCCGAAGCAGTAGAAAAAGGTAAGAACCTTGCTGGTGAAATGGGCAAGGCATCAGACTTAGAAGCGCAAAAAGCAGTTCAGAATGTAGTTATCCAAGCAATGGGTTTTACTCCTGGATTTGATGTATATAGCAGACAGATGATAGTTCAACAACAGTTCTATCCATCGGTATCAGTGTATAACAATCAAAAAAATATTGATAATCGTTACACAGCAAGAATGTTTGGTGGTACTGATAGACTCCATAATGAGATGGTGGAGAAACAATATGAAGGTAGATAATGGATCCATTAACATTATTTGCTCTTGCTAATGGTGCAGTATCAGCTGTAAAGGCTGGATGTAAACTATACAAAGACATTAAAGGTGCAGCTGGAGATGTAAGAGAAGTTCTTAAAGATCTTGATGAACAGTTTCATAAATTACACCCAGCCGAAAAACCTGCAACTGTTGAACAGAGAAATGCTTTTATAAAAGAAAAGAATCGTGTTATCGATTTAAATAAAAAACAAGGCGAAACTGCTGGCATCTATACTGAAATTGGTGAACACCTCGGAACATACTATGATAATTATCATAAGTGTATGACAATCTTTGAGGAAGAAGAAAGAAAAAGTAAAAGTGAGATTTACACAGGTAGTTCTAGTTTAGGTAAGCGAGCATTACAAAGAGTTTTAATGAGAAAGCAATTAGAGCAAATGGGCACTGAATTGCGTGAAATTATGGTATATCAAAGTCCACCAGAACTTGGTGCACTACATACTGAAGTTGAAGAGATGATGGAGATTATGGGCAAGCAGCAAAAAGGTCTTATCCTAAAACAAATGAAACAACATGAGATTGATGAAAGAAAAAGAAAACAAAAATCACATCAACTCCATGTCAATATGCTGATTGGTATTGGCGCATTGATAGTCTGTTGTAGTGTTGGTTTAACAATATCATATGTTGTAGAAGATAGGATTAAAAAGTATCCACAGTATGGTGATGGGTGGATACCAAAAAGTGAATTGCAAAGACAAAAAGAATCCCAGAAACAAACTTACGTAGGAAGATAAAAATGGCAGAAGAAATTAAAGACGTTAATGCTAAGATTGACGCAGCAGAAGAGGCAGTAAAGAAGTACGCAAGTAAAGATACAGTTATCAGCATCGGTGGATATGAGTTTACACCTGCTAAGTTGATGGTTGCATTTACTCTGGTATCCTCTATTCTTGGTGGTCTCTACGGTACGTTTGAAGTCTACAAAGACTATCAAGGTATGAAGAAGCGTATCACTGAGTACGTGGCTCCAGACTTATCAGAATTGAATAAGAAAATGGAAATCACTATGCAGAACTCTGAAAAGGCAGTTCAGTATACTCAAGACATCAAGAATGATCTTAAGCAAGACATTCGTCGTGTCGAAGGTGTAGCAGAAAGTGTTGAGCGTGCAGGTAAGCAGAACCAACGTGACACTGATCAATCAGTACAAGCAGTCCGTGGTGAAATTCAAGCAGTTCGTTCTGAACTAAGATCTACCACTAAGGAAGTTGATCAGTCTCTAAAGAATATCGATCGTTCTGTTGATCAAAAGATTCAGAAAGCATTGGATAACCCATTAGCTAAATAATTTGTAAGGAGTAAAGATGACAGAAGAAGTAAAGAAAGTGCCAACACGTAGTGAACGTGAGGCAGCTATTAAAGATAAGGCTGGTTTAGTGATTGTTGTTATGGCTTTGTTATTAGCCGTCAATACTTACTTTGCAAATAGTTTCAGTGGTGCTGCAATGACTAACTTACTGAAGGCTTCCAACACTTATGGTTTCTTTCAATCTAAGTCTATCAAGCAAACAATTGCTGAAGGACAGCTAGAAGAAGCAAAAGCTAAAGGCGACAAAGATCGTGTAGAAAAGTTGCAGGCTAAGATTGATCGCTATGAATCCGATCCAAAATCTGGTGAGGGTAAGAAAGAATTGCTTGAAAAAGCCAGAGCACAAGAAGCTGCAAGAGATGAGGCTCGTGTTCACGCACCATGGGTAACTTTCTCTGGTATGTTGTTCCAACTTGCAATCGTTTTACTATCAGCTTCTATCATTGCAGTTGATATGCGTATGTACTATGCATCTTGGGGTGTTGGTGCGTTGGGTATATTGCTGTTATTCCAAGGAGTTTTCCTATGGATCTAAATCAAGATGAGGGTTGCCCAGTCTGCGGAGGTAAGCACCCTAAGAAGTAAGTAAGCACTTACTTACTAAAGACCCCACCAAATGTGGGGTTTTTGCATTTAATGCTTGACATTTATTTGACTTTAGGGCATAATAACTGTGTTAGGGTTGATTAGGAGTAAAAGATGAGTAAGATGTCTGAATTGGCTATGTATGTTCCCTCGATTGAGAAGTTGCTCGATACGACTCATATGTCTTGTCAAGCAATTGCAGATCAATTGGATGTTCCAGTAGGGTACGTCAACTACGTGGTTGAGTCTCGCTGGCAGGAACTGACCAAACAACATGAAATGATGTCATACGCTGATGAGTGTTATGACGCTGATGCTGAACATTATGGAGCGTAAAATGAGTAATGAACAAAATGAGATTATGCTTATCTGCCAAGAGGAATGCGCAGAAGTTACACAAGCAATTAGTAAGGTCTTCCGTTTTGGAATGGAATCAGACCACAATGGTCGATCTAATCGCCAACGTTTGACTGAAGAAGTCGGTGATCTTTTGTGTATGATTGAATTGATGATCGAACACAAGATTCTCGATGCAAAAGAAGTTGGTGAAGCTGGTTTGAAGAAGCGTGAGAAACTTTCCAAGTGGTCGTCTATTGGAGCTAAATAATGATCCAGATCCAAAATCTGACCCCAGAGCAGGTTGAAATGCTCGATGTAATGTGGGAACTTGATTCCTACGAAGATTATTGCAACTACCTAGATAGCCTTCCACTCGAAGAACGTCGCATGGCAGAGTCTCTGTCGCAGATGGTTATTCTTGCAGAGATGGATGGGTTGCTTGGTGAGTGCGTAGAAGCGAAAGAAGTTTTACAAAAATTTGTCTTGTAAGAGGATACCGTGTATAATAAACCCATGAAGCCTAGAAACCTTGTTGCAAAGGATTTGAAGACTCCCAAGTACCGCATGCGTGTCGTGGAGTCTAAGGTTCATTACACACGCAAAACTAAACACAAAGGAAATGTGAATGCAATATCCGCACAAAGTTTCTGTTAAAGAAATACCTTATGCTTTGATCCAGACCACAATTTTGTCTGAAGTCGGTAAAGATACATCGTCTAAAGAAATTTACTCTACTCCAGAGGAATTCTTGGCGTTATGGGAACCATTGGTTAATTATTATGAAAGAGTGAAAAATGCAAACAGTATTCAAAGCTGAAAAAGAATTCGAAGAATTTAAAACATGGACTCTAGGACTTCTACATGACCGAAATGCAAAAGATTTGCGCATTACTTTTACCAAACGAGATGGCACTGAGCGAGAAATGTTTTGTACCCTCGTCGAAGCGTCCATCCCCCAAGAAAAGCAACCCAAAACCCAAACTGAAAGTAGCAGCACTACTGGATCCACAGTTCGGGTCTTTGATACTGAAAAGCAAGAGTGGAGATCTTTCCGCTGGGATTCTGTAACTAAAGTGAGTTTTGAACTATGAAATATCTGCTTATAATTGCCATTGTCATCGCTGTAATTGTGCTTGCGCCATTTGCCACTATTTGGTCAATCAACACATTATTCGGTCTTACTATTCCGTTCACCTTTGACACTTGGTGCGCATCACTGATTCTTGGTGGTGTTGTTAGCGGACAATCATTCCTGTCATTTAAGAAATGATTTTAGATTATCCTGCCTTCCAAGATGGCAGTTTCTGTAAAATCCGAGATCTCCAAGTTTCAATCTTGGATCTCGGGTTTATACATTCAGACGCCACATACGACGTTATCTCTATCAGAGATGGTGAGTTCGTTGATCTTGACTCACACCTAAATCGTTTTGCCAAGAGTTGCCATGGTTGGAGAATACCGCTAAAATATTCCAATGCAGATATTGAGGCTATCCTTCGAGTGTTGCTCGTTAAGATGCCACTTGATATTAGAGATTGTTTGGTTTGGATTTGCGCTACACGTGGTATTCCTTCTTCTGGAAACCCTCGAGATCTTCCATCGTGTGAACCAAAATTCTACGCATACATTAAACCATACTTTGGTTTCAACAGTTTGAATACTGCTACAGTTTGCTTGGCGAAACAAAAGCGCAATGACTGTATCGATCAAACAATGAAGAACTTTGCGTGGAATGACTTGAACCTTGCGCAGTGGGAAGCAATTGATCGTGGTTATGATACTGCTTTGTTACTTGACCGACATTACAATATTACTGAAGGTCCAGGTTTCAATGTAGGATTCATTAGCAAAGATGGATTCGTTTACGCACCACGATCTAATCGTCTGCAGGGAACATCGATGGAGAGAGTTAGAAAAGTTTGTGAAGCCAATGGTAAACAATTTTTCTATGCTGATATCTCTGAATTTACAGTAAGACATGAGATTGATGCTATGTTCCTCACATCAACTGCTGGTACTGTTATTCCAGTGACTAAATTTGAAGATATGATATTTAAAGATAATGAGATATTATCGTGGTTACTGAGCAACATCTAAAAGAAACTTTTATTAAAACTTATACAGCAGATGAAAATAATCATCTGCTGTTTTTACTTCCAGGTCAGAGTTTATCTCCAAGAGTTTTCTGGGATTATCCTACTGATGAAGGTAGCCATGCACAGTGGTTATGTTCGCAGGGTATAGATGTTATAATGTTCGACCCAGTCGGTTATGGAAATAGTAAAGCATTTTATTCATATGATCGAATTTGTTATGCTCGTCAAATTATAGAAGCCACTAAAGAGATTAAAAAGAATTATCAGAATAAAGTTATATTCGGTTTTTCTACTTCTACTGCGCCAGCATTAATCGCTTCTCAGGAATATTTTAATAAAGTTATTATTCATAGTCCAGTTATTAGAAAAGACCCGAAGTATTTTGTACCACATGGAGAGGTTTTAGATGTATCAATCGATAAACTAATTCAAAATAGAATTGGTAATATTAGTGATAAACTAATTCCAAAACCTAATCGAGTAGATGGGTGGAAAGAAAAGATACTATCTGTTATCGGTAAAACTGAATGGAAAGTTCCAGCTAAAGTTGTGCATGATGTTGGGAATTATTATCCAAAGCGTAATAATACTGGATTTAATCCAAACTCGGTTCCACCTATTTTAAGTATTATCGGTGAATATGATTATGAAATAACCACTGGTGGCTACGCATTATTTAAAGATTATTTCCCCAATATTAAAGAGGTTATTATTCCTAATTCTACCCACTTCTCTATGTGGGAAAACGAGTACAAAATGACCCTACATACTGTAAGGGATTACGTTCAGGGGACTTGACAAATTTTCCGTTTTAGGGTATAATAGATACTGAAATGGAGGTAAAACACCTATGGCTACAGTAACAAAACGTGCGAAAGCACATGCATCACTACGTAAGACTATCGATGAACCAATGGTTGATCAAGAGAACTACAACGTCTCTTTGACTAGCGCATTGGTTTGGTATCGTGACAACGTAGACGAAAAGAAAATTCGTAAATTTGCTCTTGAGTATTTTGCGAAACTTGGCAAGAAGAAAGAAGTTCTTGCTATCAATAAAGCAAACGACTATGATGTTCGCCAACTTGGCGTACTGTGTCGTCTTGTGTCAAATGGAAATGCCCTCAGCGAAGATCACATGAAGACCATTGACAATATGGTAAATCATATCATCCGCAAAGAAGCACTGCCCACGAAAATTAAAGAAGACAAAACAGTCATAGTGCCAGTCGCATCAAATGTTATTTCAATTCAACAACGAATGGAAGAGAAAGCCCATGACTTGGCTGGCGAAATTGAAGGTGCGATTGACGACTTTGTACTCAATGGTTGCAAGTCAGATTTCTCGACAAAGAATTATCTTCTGGCTAATCAGGTGGCTGGACCCATTGCTAAACGCATTGGAGAGTTCTTTATTAAAACTTCCGAAGAAATTAGGGAAGCCATTGCTGGAGATGATTCGCAAATTGTAGAAGGTTACTCACACCTAACCAAACGTGAACTGAAACGATTCGCTGACTTTGTTGATGGTATCATCTCTGACTGCCAACAACAAGTGCAGACTGCTAAGGCTAATCGTGCTCCACGCAAACGCAAAGCCCCACCAGCATCTAAGGTAGTTTCTAAAATGAAGTTTATGAAAGACTTCGCTGAACTCAACCTGAAGTCTTGCAAGCCAGAAGATATCTTGACATCTACTGAGTTGTGGGTGTATAATACTAAGTATCGCAAGGTTACTGTGTATAAGTCTGATGGTGGTACTCTGTCTGTTAAGGGTACTACGATCCTCGGGTTCGATATTAAAGAATCAAAGACTATGACACTACGTAAGCCAGAAGAATTCTTCAAGGGACTTGCTATGGGTAAACGTGCTTTGAATGGTGCGTTTAAGAAATTGACAACAAAACCTTCTGCTCCAAATGGGCGAGTAAATGAAGAGTGTATTTTGCTGGGAGCATTTTAATGATTCTAATTGATTATAGCCAAGTTGCGCTTAGCACTATTCTTACGTTCCAACGAGAACTAAAGGGTACTGAGTCTGAGGTAAAGAACCTTATTCGTCACGTAACTCTTTCCACAATCAAATCATACAAACGTAAGTATGGTAAGGAATATGGAGAGATCGTAATCTGTTGCGATGGTCGTAAGTACTGGCGCAAAGAATACTTTGAGTTCTACAAAGCCTCTCGTAAAAAGAATCGTGATGCTTCTGACTTGAATTGGAAACTGATCTTTGATACACTCACTGAGATGCGTGAAGACATTGCCAAGCATTTTCCATATCGAGTTATCCACGTAGATCGTGCCGAAGCAGATGACGTTATTGCTTGTATGACCAAATGGGTGCAAGAGAACCAATTAGTACAGGAAGGTCTTGTTGAAGAGTCACAGAAAGTTCTTATTCTTTCTTCCGACAAAGACTTCAAACAACTCCAATTGTACCCGAATGTTAGCCAGTGGTCTCCAATGCTGAAGAAATATCTGACTGCATCGAAGAAAGAAATCAAAGAATTCATGATTGAACACATCGTGAAGGGTGACGCTGGTGATGGAATTCCAAACATCCTATCACAAGATAATGTATTTGTTCTTGGTGAACGTCAGAAGCCAGTATCTTCTAAACGTCTCGCTGAGTTCATTGAATCAGGTTATGATGCTTGTCGCACAGATGATGAGAAACGCAACTGGAAACGCAACTCTGTTCTTGTGGCGTTTGAAAACATTCCACCAGATGTGAATGAAGAGATCATTGTTACCTACCTAAATACTAAACCCACAGGTGACAAGATGTCGATTATGAACTATTTAATCGAGAATCGTTGCCGTTTACTCCTAGATGAGATTGAGGAATTTTGATGAGAAAATATGTAACAGAGGTTTTTGCAGATATTAACAAAGACCCTAAATCGATAGAACAGTATGTAAAAGACCCACTGTATAATGTATTGATCAAGAGCATTTGCGAACATGCTTTCGATCCAAGCAAGAAATGGCATCTACCAGAAGGAGAACCGCCATTTAAAGTTGCTTCTGAACCAATGGGTATGACCCCAACCAATCTATATGGTGAACTGCGCAGACTCTACGTCTTCACTCGTGCGGATCTTAAGCCAACGAAACGTGAACAACTATTCATCTCTTTGCTCGAAGGTGTGCATCCAGATGAAGCTAAATTATTGTGCGCAATTAAAGACCAAACCCTACACAAACTTTATCCAAAGATAACTCGTAAGTTGGTCACTGACGCTGGCATTCTCCCACCTGTTGAGAAGAAAGCCAAAGAAAGTGGAACACCTTAAAGACGAAGACAGAGATTTCCTTCTTTTCCTCTTAAGTTTGGAAGAAGATGAGTTTAAGATGATGTTAGACTCAATGACTGATGAAGACGCAATGCGTGTTATGGTTATGATCCAACAAGCCAAGGATGAAATCTTTGATCAGTGGATAGAAGAGAATGGCACACCCCATGCAGATGAATTGTTGAGTAGGGTTAGATGAATCCGTACATAACAAAATTGGATCTCTCTTTGCCATTGGCTGAGGCTAGGATCAAGAGTATGTTCTCTGATATGCCTAAGTTTGCCAAACAAAGATTCCCTCATTGGAAGAAAGCTAAAATTGCTGCGCATAATGATCCAGATCTTTCAGCTGAGGATAGTCTATCTTTACTGGCACAGGAAGATACTGATTGGTTAAAACAGATTAATGCTTCTATTGTTGCTGCTTATGGTAAGGATACCTTAGTCTTCAATCAATATGATATTAGAGAACCGTATAAAGAGCAGTTCCTTAATATGTTACCTGTTGAAGTAAGAAACATATGTGGTACAGTTACAATTCAGTGGGCTAAGGGTGGAGACTATATTCAACCGCATAGAGATCATCATAGAAAATGTGGTTTGTTTTATGCCTTGTCTAAACCTGACTGCGAAACTCGATGGTATCAGAAGAAATTTGATTTTAAAGAATCTGATACTTTAAGGTTTGCTTTTCCAGATGATTTGGAAGTTGTGCATACAGAAATTATACAGAATGGTTCTTGGTATCTTTTTAACAATCAACCATTCCACTCGGTACACAGATTACCAAACGTGATTGCAAATAGAAAAACTTTTGTGATTGATTTTTATGATATGGACTATGATTCAGTATTGAAGGTTTGTAGTGGAACACTCATTGAGGCTTAAACTCGCAGCAGTATTTCGAATAATTCATCACTATGGTTGGGATGATTTAATATTCACACATGCATCTGCACGAATCCCTGGAACAGATCATATACTAATTAACTCATATGGGCTTAGATTCGATGAGATTACTGCAAGCAATTTGTTGAGGATAGATCTTTCTGGAAATATAATTTCTGGTGATGGTACAGTTAATCCTGCTGGGTTAGTCATACATAGCACTATCCATGGATATCGAGAAGACGCTGGCTGTGTAATTCATCTACATACTAAAGAAGGTATGGCAGTTTCAGCTGATAAGAATGGATTGTGGCCATGCACTCAACGTGCATATAATTGTCTAAGAAGCCTTGCTTATCATGACTATTATGGAATAGTTGTTGATGAAAAAGAGAAACTTGCATTAAAAATAAATCTTGGAAATAAACGAAATTTGATTATGAGAAACCATGGTATACTTACCGTTGGTTCTTGTGTAGAAGAATCTATGGCATCGATGCGTGCACTTCAAGTCGCATGTGAAACCCAAGTTCTAATCAATAGAGATAATGCTATTATGATTGGAAGTGATGTTATGGAAAGCGCACAACGAAAAGTCATGACTGGTTTGGTTGATAAAGAAAAACCTTACATGTCGGCTTGGAATGCGATGTATAGATTAGTTGAACAAAAATACCCAGAGTTTAAATTATGAAACAAAAATGGATTGACGCATTTATGGATACAGCAACTAGGTTTGCTCAGCTTTCAAGTTCACGCAGATTGCATGTTGGTGCTGTAGTCGTTAAAGACGAACGTATCATCTCTATCGGTTACAATGGAACACCTGCTGGTTGGGATAATAACTGTGAGCATACTGAATATGTTGGTAGTGACGAGCAAATCCCATCTCCAGATGAAATGAAACGATTGGGATTTACTGGTACTGATAACGGGTGGTATCGTTTAAAAACTAAAGATGAGGTAATTCATGCTGAAGCGAATGCGATCTCTAAGTTGGCAAGATCGAACGACTCTGGTCTTGGTGGTGCTATGTTTATTACTCACGCTCCTTGTATGGATTGTGCCAAGCTGATTTTTGGAGCAGGTATAAATACCGTGTATTACCGTAATTCCTACCGTGATACAAATGGTATTGACTTTTTAACTAAGTGTAATATAGAGGTGAATAAAGTATGAAGAAATTAGCAGCTGTATTGGCTATGTTGTGTATGAATGCGTTTGCTGGCGAAACTATCAAGATCTTATCACCTTATAGTCCAACTCATTCTGGCACACCAGCAATGTACAAGATTATCGATGAAGCTAACAAAGCGCAGAAGATCTATACCTTTGTGTTGGAGTTTCGTCCAGGTGGTAATCAGATGATTGCGCTTAAAGCCATGGACGCAAACAGTCTTGGTATCATCGCTCCTGCGTTTGTGGAGAACGTTGCTTCTGGTAAGTTGATTGAGGAAGACTACATTCCTATTCATGCCCTTGGTGATGCTTGCTGGGCAGTCATCACTAATGGACCAATCAGTGCCAACAAAGAACTAACAGTTGGTGGTGTTGGCTTTGGTAATGCTGCTCACATAACTGCGTTGGCTCTTGGTGAGAAGTATAAGTTCGGTGTCAGATACATTATCTTTAAATCAAACAACGATGCGCTTGTGAACATGGCAGGTAACAACGGAATCTTTATGGTTATCGATCGTTATGAATCATATGAAGCCATGAAGACTAAGAATCCAAACTTACAAGCCTTTGCTGCTTCTTGTCCAACTCGACTACCAAATGCACCAAAGGTTAAGACGCTGAAGGAAATTGGTATCGATGCACCGTATGTATTCAACATTACAGTGGCTCCAAAGTCAATGGATGAAACTCGTCGTAAAGCTATTGCTATCATCCTAAATGATGCACAAGCTAGAGTTGGTGCTGATGAAATCTTCAAAGCGTCTGGAATGAAAGTTCCAAACGAATCTGCTGATCAGTTCTACACCAAGTCAGTCGCTACAGTTAGAAAACTCCAAGCCAAATACAGAGATGAAATTGAGAAATCAAAATGAGTAAACATGAATGGTGGGCAACTCCAGTTTGGGAAGTTAAGACTGGCTTTGATTCCAAATTTAACAGTGAGTTGTTGAAAGAAATTTCATCAATCAAGCCAACTAATGGCTCATTCAATATTTGGGATTATCGCCTACCACACATCATTGAACTCGAGAGCTATATCTTAAAAACTGTCAATGATTCTATGGTGGAGTATCTACCAGAATATATGCAGAGAAAGTTATCTCTATCGAGAGGATGGGTCAATAGAAACCCTCCAGGAAATGCTCTGGCGATACATAACCATGGCAGTGCGTTGCTAGCCTGTACATATTACCTAGCAACGTCACCAAATTGCGGTGACTTACTTTTGGTAGATCCACGTGGTGGTGCTAACTGGGGTTGGGAAAACGAGGGTGGAATCATCGGGGTTAAACACAAAAGAATTAGACCGATGGTTGGTAATTTGGTTTTCTTTCCAGCATGCCTACTCCATTCGGTTGAGGCTAATAAATCTTACACCGCACGTGTCAGTCTTTCCACAAATGTTTATTGACTAAATATAACATATGGCATACTCAACTAAAGTTATCGATCACTACGAGAACCCTCGTAATGTAGGATCCTTCGGTAAAGACGAAGAGGGAGTAGGCACAGGTATGGTTGGAGCACCAGCTTGCGGTGACGTGATGAAGCTACAGATTAAGGTAGATGATAATGGTATTATTAGAGATGCTCGTTTCAAGACATATGGATGCGGTTCAGCAATCGCAAGTTCCAGTCTCGTCACTGAGATGGTTAAGGGTATGCACATTGACGATGCTAATAAACTTAAGAACTCTCAAATCGCTGAAGAACTAGCACTCCCACCAGTTAAAATTCACTGCTCAATTCTAGCAGAAGACGCAATTAAGGCAGCTGTAAATGATTACCGTAACAGACACAGCAAAGCAAAAGATTAAAAAACTTCTCGAGAAGCGTGGTAAGGGAGTTGGTATCCGCTTGGGTGTAAGGACTACTGGATGTAGTGGTTTAGCTTACACTTTGGAATTTGTAGATACTATCGAATACGAAGTGGGTGTGACCAATTACGCCCAGCCAGAGTTCGCTGTTCTCGTTGACGCAAAGGCAGATGCCTACATGAGTGGTATGATAGTTGATTGGGTTCGTAATGGACTCAACGAAGGATTTGATTTTCAAAACCCAAACGAACGTGACCGATGTGGTTGCGGAGAAAGTTTCCGAGTATGATTACACTAACAGAAAACGCAACAAATAAAATCCAAGATCTTCTTCTAGAAAACCAAGAAGACTATTTAAGAATTTCCGTCCAAGGCGGTGGTTGTTCTGGATTTACCTATGCATTCGTGTTCGATGATAAGCAAGAAGATGATTTCGCTTTTGGGAAAGTCCTCGTCGACTCCATGAGTATTCAATACATGCAGGGAGCAACTCTTGACTATTTGGAAGACTTAATGGGTTCTCAGTTTACGGTGCTAAATCCAAATGCTCAGTCCACCTGCGGTTGTGGCAGTTCATTCTCTGTATAATTAAGCCACTCGTCTTTTAATAGAACTTATCGGAACGTGGTGGTAAGATACGTTAGTCTTGACCTCATGCTTCTCCCAGCAATGTGCGTCTGGTGAACAATTTTTATCGTCAAATCTCCCACAGATACCCTGCTCGCAAGAATTGATGGTTTTTATAAAATTACCATTAACATCAAGTATATTGGCTTCAGTTCTAATATCATTCTCTTTAGCCCAATCTTTCTTATAACGTGTAATTCTTGATGTAGCTGCGTCAATGCTTGAGTATTCGTAGAAGTACGTGCGCCAGTAATCTTCTATGCCCTTTATTGATTTGAAGAATTTCCGTTTATAGTTGATTGCGTAACATCCATTAGATAACTGGTATCTTTCAACCGAAAGTAGAAGGTCGCCTTTGTAAATATGATGTGAGGTCTTTTCCTGCACTCTTTTATAAAAGTGCTTTAGTTCCTCTTCTAAATCATCAGGTAATATCTTCAAATCTTCGAAAAATAGATCTTCATTCTTATTGATATGGATTGATTCTAAGATATACATTATACTTTCCTCTTGATAGAAGAAACTGGGACATGATGCAGGGAAACTTTTGATTTATTAAATACTTGGGATTCTGGATAGATTGTGGCGCATTTTTCAGATGGATTACATTCTCCGAATCTAATACAAACTTGTTGTGTGCAAGAATTTATACATTTAATGAAGTTGCCGAGATTGTCTAGGATATTTGCTTCCATAAAAATATTATTGGAAGTCATCCATTCTATTCGTTTTAGATTAAATTCTTCAGTATGTTTTTTATGTTTACCAGTTTCATTCCACTCGTGTTGCTGGTAGTTTAGAAATAATTCTTTAAAGTACAATTCTGCATCAGATTGTTTTTTAAAGAAAGATTTCGTTGTAGTTTTTCTAAACGAACCATCTTGTAGTTGTTCTCGTTTAGCTGTAGATCTAACATCTTTTTTGTAGAATTTTTCTGAATGTAGTTCATTAAAGTTCTTATAAAATAATGCAAACTGACTTTCCATTAATGGGTCAGTGATTGTATCTTCAAAGAATAGATCCGCTTCTTTGTTAACGTGAATAATTTCCAAGATGTACATAAATTTATATCTCCTGTTTGTATTTATTACTCAAAAATATATTTGAAAATACTTGACGAAAACATCAATCTGAGCTAAAATAATGTCTAAATAGATCGAGAAGCAAAGACCTTGCAGGGTGTAGGGTTTTGCGCTTGACTTTAACCACAAGGTATAGTAGAATTCAATCATGTTAAAAATATTGTCCAGAATGCATAAACAGCTACCGCTAAATTGCGGATGGACAAGCACACGCCCATCATTTGTAGGCTATGCGATTGAGGATACGAAGGGTTTTGGTAAGAAGATGTAAGACGACTGATTAGGTCTCTTTACCAAAACCCTCGAAGATGTGAATCTCGAGGGTTTTTTGTTTTAACCCCTCAATGTTTGAGGGTTATTAAAATGAAGTGTTGACTGAAGTGTGCATGTGATGTATACTTACGTCTCTTAGGTTGAGTTAGAAATTATTTTTGACTTGTCCTTAGAAACCCCACGAAAGTGAAGGTTACTAAAATTAGGTGTTGACTTTGCGTCTTAACTGATGTATAATGAAAGACCTGCTGATCTTGATCTCTTGATTAGCGTTAGATCTTTAACAATCTGCGTACCATTTTTAATGAGTCACTGGCGAAAGTTCGCTAGTAGCTAGTGACTCTTTTGTTCCCGAGTAGTGTAGTGGTAACACACCAGACTTTGACTCTGTTATTGTAAGTTCGATTCTTACCTCGGGTGCCAAACAGAAATATACTTCCCCTCTATCTGAGACGATGGAGACTTTGTTAGTGTGTTTCTGTTTGGTAAGTTTAACAAAAGGAGAGTAGCATGAAACGTTCAGGTAAACGTTAGTGTCACTCAAGATCCCGTATTGGTCTTGGGTTGGCACGTAAAATCGAAATAATTACGACAACCCACTCGTGGCGTTAATGGTAGCGTACATGACTCTTAATCATCGAGGTCTGAGTTCGAATCTCAGCGAGTGGACCAATACGGGGGTATAACTTAACGGCTAAAGTACGTGGCTTTTAACCATGTAATCAGAGTTCGATTCTCTGTGCCCCTACCAAGAATTCTTTGTGGAGTCATTAGTTTAGTGGCAAAACCACGGGTTGTGATTCCGTTATCACGAGTTCAATTCTCGTATGACTCCCCAAAGAATTTTTGCCGAAGTAGCTCATCTGGTAGAGCACCTGTTTGAAGCACAGGGTGTGGTTGGTTCGAGTCCAATCTTCGGTACCAAATATTCCCGATTAGCTCAGCGGTAGAGCACTCGCTTGATAAGCGATAGGTCAGTGATTCGAATTCACTATTGGGAACCAAGTTTTGTAAGTGTAGATGTTGAGAAAGCAGAACTTCGAAAACTCTGTGAGAGGACGGTACAAGCCCGACCAAATGATAGCTACTCAAGTATCAACTATTACTACGTACCTCTATCCTGTCTGCAGCTTCAAAGAAAATACAGGTAGAATGGTTGCGATGAGTGAGGCGCAACTACTTACAAATTCAATAATATCTCGATGGTGTAATGGCAGCATAGCAGTCTCCAAAACTGTTGGTCGGGGTTCGAGTCCCTGTCGGGATGCCAAGTTTTATGGTAAGGAAAGTAAAAGGAACATGGGCAAGTTATTGGCTAGACAATAACCAGATACCGTACCTGCCATAAATTTATTTCGGTGATGTAGCACAGCGGTAGTGCATCTCCTTCATACGGAGCAGGTCGTTGGCTCGAATCCAACCATCACCACCAAGTTTTAGGATAGTTACAGCAAATTACAATACATTTGACTTTTAATCAAAACCGTAAAAAGCTATCCTGTTGTTTTATGCGCCTTTAGTAAAATGAATATTACACAACGCTACGAACGTTGAATTGGGAGTTTGATTCTCTCAGGGCGTACCAAATTATGGAAGCGTGTCCGAGTGGTTTAAGGA